AAACGGTGAAGTACTACCTTTCCGTACCGAAGGTGGACAGGTGTACGACAGAGAGAACAACACATGGGTTTCTGCTCAACAAATGGGTCTACGCAAGGCTCCGCCTGAAGTACAAAAGATTGAAAACATTGGCAGCACAATGGCAGAAAAGATCATGGGAGAAGGAGTAGCTAATCTCTCGTCTGGACGTGACGCTGCAAACAAAGCTGTAGTCTCTATTGAGTCTATTGATACGTCTCTTGACAACCTTGACAACATGTTTACAGGTTACGGAGCTACCTTTAGAAAAGACGTGGCTAGAGCGGCTAGACTAATTGGCGTTGATTTAGCAGACGTAGATCAAATAGAAAACACAGAGCAGTACGCTTCGTTAGCAGGTGCTCGTGTTGCTGACTACATTACCAACTTGGGTGCTGGCACAGGTTTGTCAGACAAGGACAGAGAGTTTGCAGAGAAAGTAGTAGCAGGTAATGTTGAAATGAGTCCTGTAACTATGCGTAGACTGTTGACTATTATACGAAACCAAAACGTCAGAACAATTAACCAGTACAACACCTTAAGAAGTACTGTAGAAAGTGAACTAACAGGGAAAGAAAAGGCAGCTATGGCGTTCTTCCTTCCTGTTGACATGCCTCCTATGCGGGTTGCACCTGAGGTTGACGACACTGGTTTGACTCCGGGATCGACAGTAACAGTAGACGGTGTAGAATACGTAGTGGACCAATAATATGAAGACAGCAACTGATCCAACAACAGGCAAAAAAGTATACTGGAACGGACAACAATGGTTGCCTCTTAAGACCGCCACTAATCCACAAACAGGAGCACAGGTAGGTATCGCGGGAGGACAGACGTTTCCTCTAAGCACCCCTTCTACTACTCCTCCTGCACTTCGTGGGTTTGAACCTGAGATGGCTGCACGAGAAACGCTCAGGCAGGAAATAGAAAGGTTTGGTCCTGAGGTGTCTCGTCGTTTTCAAAATGTCGCTGGGGACGACCCAAGCCTGCTAGAGCAGCTTTACAGAGCACCAGAGTTAGCTCTCATTGGAGGATCTCAGGCAGCTAGGGCAGGCGGTGCAACATTGTCTACCTACATTAGCTCTTGGATTCCTAATTCAGTTAAGGAAGGAGCAGAAGCAGCTTACGAAAGACTTAAGGACACCGACGTTTTTCGACTAGCGGCTCAGGCAGCTTCTTTAGGTGACGCAGGATACCAAGCATTCAAAGAGCGTATGCCAGAAGCTGCAGAACGCTTTGAGTCAACTGTGGACGTTGGCCTGTTGTTCAGCCCTAGACCAGACATACCTAGGCTAGACATTGCTCAAAGAGGCGCACAAAAAGAAGCTGCAAGACGTATCAGAGACAACAAGAAGGACGGTGTTACGCTTCTGTTGGAACCCGTGACACCAGAGATGCGAGACGTGTTTGAAGAAAGAGGCGCCTTACGTACAAAAACGTGGAAGCCTAGCGAGTTTGATAACTTAGTCATTGACACTGTGACTAACATGAAGGACGTAAAGCCTAACCGTTCGTATACCTATAACTATAGACAAGTACAGAAGGAAGTAGAAGCAGCTAAACAAACGACTGACAAGATTATTACTGCTCAAAACAAGGCTATTAACTCTGACAAGTTTCTGAAGGACATGCAAGGGGCAGTTAATGAAGTCTTAAAAGACGATATTGTTCGCATAGCCACCGGAGACATACAAAAGCAGCTTACTGAGTTGTCAGAGATTGTCCTTGAGTCAGTACAAACCAGAGGTTCAGACCTTGTGGGTGTACTGGAGGTGAGACGCAAATTTGACGACCTAATTAACAACTTTGACGGAACACCTAGTGCTAAGTCCATTGCTGCCCGTAAGATTCGTGGTGTACTTAATGACACACTGAAGGCCAACACTCGTGGAGACCAACTACATAAACTATTGACTAAACAGTTTCACGGTATCACAGCCATGGAAGACATGTTACCTAAGCGTAACGCAGAGTCCAGAGACCTCGTTAGTCGTGCCGTACGTAATCTTAAGGCTGTTGACTTATTGCCAAACACTGTTCTAGCACTGGGCGCTACAGGAACTGCAGGTTTAGGGGCCTTAGGAGGCGCTGTGCCTGCAACAGCTGCAGGAGTACTTGGTGCTACAGTGTACACAGGCGTACAAGCTATGAAGCCTAGAAACAGGGCTAGAATATACGCAAGTATGCTTTCTGCTATTGACAAAGCCATACCTGTTACCAAAGGCACTGCCCTGAAAGAACTAGAGATGGACCGCCTTCTTCTGGTAGATCTTATTGACGAAACTCGTGAAGAGATAAAGGAAGAAGAGAGTGAGTGACTTTCAGAAGAAAAGGGAAGAGTACTTAGCGTTACGTAAGGGCGCTTCTAGAACTACTCCGTTTGCGCGTAAAGCCGCAAGAGAACAGTCCTCTGCCGTCGCAGGTTTTATTTTTGATTCTCCTCTTAACGACCCGTTTGGGTCTATGCCTCAAACAGTCTATGCTGGTTCAGAAGGCATACCAATGTCCGCTCCTCGTAGAACCCAAGTAGACCTTATGTCTCCTTTGAACTTTGCGGTTGAAGAGCTGACTACTCCTGCTAACGCTCCTTTTGTTGCAGGACCACGTATGTTGTCTAGAGCAGGCAGCGCTTTTGTTGAAAACATTCCAACAGAGCTAAAGGGTTTTTACTCAGGTAGTCCTATTGAAAAATACAAAGGAATATCTGAAGGAATGCTGCAGAGTGCTAAAGGCACTGCTAGGGAGCTTGTAGATCCTGCTGAAATGGCAACTAGACGTGAGTTTGGTACAGGTTCTGTAAGACGAGAAGAAATGCAACAAACAGCAGACAGAGGAATAGTAGAAGGCAACCCAAAAGCTTCGGCTTTCCTACGCGCTCAAGCCACAGGAAAAGCCGTAGGACAAAGCGACACCGTAATTGACGCATATCCTGTTTTGCAAAGAGACGCGGTTCAGGTAGGTCGTTTGGAAAATACTCAAGATGTTCAACAGGCGTTGACTAGAGACAATCCAGATATAGACCAAGACATTGTAGACAGAGCCACAAACCACTTGTACGCTCAACAGGGTAAACAAGGGCAGCTAGTCACAAGAAACAGAGCAACCCCCAGCACAAATTTAGGCCCTGAAGCCATAGGCCAAGCCACAACTTCTCCTGTAGCTCTTAGAACATTATATTCTCCAAAGAGCATGGAAAGTTGGTATGACGTAGTAGGAAACAACCCAAGTACAGAACAGTGGAAAAAAATGTTGGGTTTGTTCAGCGCCCTTGATAGAGACTTTTTGTTGCAAAACAAGAAGGTATTCGGTGAAAACCCTTCTGCTGCTGCCGTGTGGAATACTTATTGGAAAGGTAAGAAGAGACTAAGGGAGAACAAAAAGCTAGGGTCTGACCAGAAAAAATACATAGAAACTGTTGACAATCAAATGAAGACTCAAACAGGTCTTAAGAAGTACCTATCTAAGTTTGTGCCTAACGCCCTTGTTAAGCCCAAAGGCCCGACTAAAGTTAATGAAATGAACGGCAAACTTGTATTGCAACAGTCGTTTAACTCTTCAGCTAAAGACTTAGGCGGTATGAATGCGTTTATTGTAGTAGATCCTAAGAAGGGTGAGTTTTACTCTATGCTGTCTGACGGTCACGACTTGCTTGGACAAACGCCTCCCGGTTTTGAAGAACTAGTAAACGTAGTTCCTATACAGAAATACAGGATAGGCGGGGGTAAAGAAGCAGGAGGAGCGCGACCTAAGAAGGAACTAGAGGCTGCTACAAAAGTCTATGAAGACACTACAGAGCTAGAAAGACGTTCTGGCATTCCTAGGCTTAAAAACGAAAGTGTTTCTGCGTACCAGAAGAGAGTAGCTAGAGACTTCAGAGGAACTGCTACTACTGCGGAACGTCTAGAGGCAGCAGCAGGAGCAGCTATGCCCTTGTCTGTCTCAGGTATGTTGACGAGAAAAGAAGAGGAGCGTTAGAGACGCTCTAGCACCCACTTCAGGCCCATAATCTCGCCTCTAATCTCGTTGTTGCGAGCAGCAGGTATGGACTTGGTTAGCTTGTTCTCAAGTACTCTAATGCGGATCTCGATGTCACGTTTGATGTTCATGTATATACCTTTAGTAAAAAGGGGGACCGAAGCCCCGTAAGTTTACAACTCGCAGTTGTTGCCGGTGCAGGCTAACTGCTGAGACCCTTCCGTCATGTCAGAGTTTTCTGAGATTGTCCAGTCGATGGACTCAGGAAACTCCTTCTTCAGCTTCTCATAGGTCTCTAAGTCTACGGGTTCGTAAGGAGCCTGTTGGTACGTATGTTCGGAATAAGGGAGGAAACTAACTCCGCTTATCTTGTCGAACTTATTGTACAACCATTGGCCTACCTCAAGAAACTCATCATCACGGTAGTAGCATGTCATAGATGGCTTATGCTCACACCAGTAGTCCTGATAAATCTCCCATAGCTCAAGTTGTTCCATTGCACCCATCTCAGAGGCCACCACAGCCCCCTCAGGGGATTTTATAGGGAAGGAGAATACCTTGGTAGTGGGTGACATCACATCGTCCTCTACAGGCACTCCTGCGGCTTCTAAGACTTGACAGAGTGGGTCTCTTGAGTCTGCTCTGACTCGTCTAATGTATTGATCTGAGTATCTAGGATGGATACCAGAAGCAGAATCAACAAGCTGAGACACAGTGCCGGAAGGCTTAACAGCAGTAATAGCGGTAGACAGATTAATACCAAGGCGGTTCGACCACTCCGCATTAGTAGCAATCGCCTCCTCTTTGAGAACCAAGAGCCACTCTTTAAGTTTTTCACTGTCTTCCCTCCCTGACATCACTGGGTGATCCATGATGCCTGTCAATGAGACGCCTAGTAATGCTTCTTCTTCGGTATTCTTCTGCCATATTTTACGTAAGTAACGGAAGTCAGTTAACGTAGCCTGAAGAGTCCCAAGGATAGACGCAACACGTACTTTCCGTTTGAGGTCTGACAACGTATCGGACGCCCGGACAACAACTTCTGATAAGTTACAGAACTGGTAAGGTCGGAGGATGATTTCGCTACATGGATTAGTTCCAAAATCATAGGTAGCGTCTCGTCGCTCGTTCTTTGCAGCTTGCTTTTGACTTGCGACTCTAGAGAACATACCGCGTTCTCCGGAGCGGGACTCGTATAAACTTTTCCACTCATTTAAAAACGCCTCAAAGTCTGGCTTCTCTGTATAACATGCGCTATTGTTGGCTAGGCCGCGTTGGGGATTGTCTTGCCACCACTGTCCTGACTTACATCGTCGGATTCGGTCGTCAGTGAGGTTAGATAGACTGATGAGAGCACTTCTCCGGACTCCCCCAACCACGACGATCTGTGCAATCTTACAGCAGATATCGTGACACTCGATGGAGCTAAGTTTGCGTCCAGCAGCTTCCCGAAAGACTTCAACGGTGAACTTAAACAGGTCAACAAGAGGTTCTGGACCACTTGCTCTACCTCCGAATGTCTTAAGGGATGCCCCTGCAGGTCGTACTCCAGATATGTCCCACTTCGGAAGTTGACCCGAATAGAGCAAGCTAATAAGTTCTCTGTAAGCTTTAGCCCAGCCAATTTTTGAATCAGCGACATGTATAACGGTGTCTGTGTCATGAAATTCCTCTGCTACTTCTGGTAGTTTGGTAATGTACTGTCGTTCTACGCTAAAGCCTACACCTGTGCCACACATTAAGACGTACATCATCTCGTCAAAAGCTTTAGGATGGTCGATAGGCATGTAGGAGCAGTTAAACCCAGCTACGTTGTCACGGTCTAGCGCCTCGCCAGCAGTCATCAAAGCTCGCATAGAGGGCATAACGTTAAGATCATGAATGTCTGCAAAGATACCATTAGCTTCTTCAAGAGTAAGCTTGCCTTTTTCAACCCAAAAGTTTAGGTACCTGTCTATTGTTTCTTCCCAAGTCTCCCGTCGCTGCTCCTCTGGTAGGTAACGAGCGTACCGTGACTTGTGAATGTATTGTTGATATGCGTCCATTAATTTACTTCCTTGATTAGTCGTTCGATGTACCAGCGACACTTGCGTAAGTCCTCAACTGGTTTCCCTTTGTAGTCGTAGCGCCAGAGGTACTTCAGTGCGTTACCCTTGAGATAACCCTTGAACTCGTGTTCAGGCATGGACGCTTTGATTGCTTCGATGGCTTCGATTGATCCTTTGTTGTAGTGGTCGGGTTGCTCTACAGGGTCTACCTGCTTCGGCTTCCTAATGGACAAGTTGTTCAGTGCTCTAACTGTGTCCCACTCTTCGGGAGTCGCGTCATCAATACTCATGTTCTTCCTCCTCTAGCTCTTGTTCAAACACGTCCAGTCTGTTGATTAGCTTGTCCTCAAACCTTTCCAGTAACTGCTCTGAGGTTATCTGTAGGGCCTCCAGTAGGTCGTCCGGGTCAAAGGTTTTCAAGAGGCGTTCCTTAACTTCCTCTAGTGTTAGCGACATAGTTAATCAACTCCTGTAGTGTCTCTATAGTATACCATAATATTTTCTCTTTGTCACACCATTCCGACATAGTCATTTTAGCCCCCTTGCGTATCCTCTTGTTAGGCTGCATTAGTACGAAGACAAGCTCTTGTCCTGCTGGCAGACTATCTCTGACACTGGTGTACTTCTTGGTGTCTCCGTCTCTAAAGTACCCCTTGCACTCCACGAGAACACCAGAGGCGCTGTGAACAAAATCAGGACGATAACTGCGCTGAATGGTGTAGGGGACGGTGAACGGCTCATAGTCAAAACCCTTTAGTAATTTAGAAACGTCTTCTTCAAACGTGCTACGAAAGCGTGATCTCTTGGACCTTCGGCTCATTGATAACCTCCGTTAAATATCTTGGACCTGAAGAGTAGGCGAAGGCGCGAACGGAAGGCCAACACACCTTTTTGTAGGAACAGTAGGAGCATCCGACGGCGAGTTTCTGGTTCCCACTCTTTCCATCTGCGATAGTGCCGTAGCATACGTCGGGTGGGGTTGGATGCTCCACTAGCTTTTTTACGTGGTCAATGCGCTCCGATATGTCGTAGCTAATCAAGTCATAGACAGGAGCCTGCGTGTCCTCCTGATCGTACATAAGGTACGTCAGGTATCCATTCTGCTTGTCCATGGCTAACCATCCAAATTTAGAAGCACCCTCTGAATATGCGTATCCTTTAATTTGAGCCACGTAGCCAAATGGGTCGTCATAAGCCAGTGTGCCGTCTTTGAATTTCCTAAACCCATAAGTCGATACAGATTTAACATCAGTAACAATACCGTTGATTTTACAGTCCATCGAACCTGTAATACCATTAACTTCACACTTCTTCTGCTCATCCGTTACCTCATGACCTGCGGCTCTAGTTAGGAACAATAGCATCTCTTCAATGAGGTGTCCGTAGAGAAACTTGACATAGGTATGCCCCTGTATGTCGTCGGACTTTTCTACGTCGTTGTAGACGTTCCACAAGTAGCGGTCTTCACGCCCGATGTTGGACATGCGTAGCTTACGTCCGTCCCTCTTGCGGCCACCAAACTCATTACGCATGAGTTCCTTGACGTTCTCGCCGAAGAGTTCAATGTTAGCCTCTAGGTCCACGCCTTCTGCTACTTCTTTCGTCTCCATCAGTTTGTAGATGTCAGAGACCAGTGTGTATACGCTCTTCATACGTTTCCCTCAGTGAGTTTCTGCCCACGTTGTTCCAATCTTGTACTCTCCATCAAGGGGACATCTGAGGTTGTATTCCACACCTGCCGCCTTGAGGCACTCCACTGCGAGCCAGCCGTACTTCTCTGCTTGGTCTGCAGCCACCTCCGATTGTACTTCATCATGTATGTTTCCTATGAATTTATAGTCAAGTTTCCACTGTCGTGCGTAGTTGTCCAAGATGACCAACGCTTGCTTCATCACGATAGCCCCTGCCGCCTGAAGTAGTGTGTTCAGTGCAGCATGTTCAGATCTAACTCGAAGTCTGCGTCCATCAAGTCCTGTGAGATAACCTCGCCCAGATGCTCTAGTAACGCGGTCTCGTAGACTTTCAAGAGAAGGTGTATTTGATAGAAATCGTCGCTTAAGATTTGCGCCGTCCTTTGCGCTTCCTCCAACGATAGTTCCGATCTTTGCGTCTCCTGCTCCGTAGAGGAAAGCGTAGATGAAAGTTTTAGCTTGAGGTCTTGTTTCCAACCCTGCAGCCAGTTGATTTCTTGTGTGTATATCTTCGGTGAGGAGGACATTGGTAAACTCCTTATCGTCCATGTAATGTGCCAACATTCGTAGCTCAAGGCCACTAGCGTCGAAACCTACTAGCTTCTTCCCTTCAGGTACAGTCCAGCAAGAGCGACACTCGTGCCCAAAGGGGCTGTGGCTCGCCGGGACTTGCGCCATGTTGGGACTCTGGTGGGTCATACGTCCAGTGACTGCGCCGTTGCTAATGACACGACCATGAACTCTTCCATCGTCCTGCACATGCTCTAACCACGAGTGGACCTGTGCGTATCTCTTTTGTAGCATCAAGTACTCACTAACGGACCTAGCCTCTGGCAGGTCAATGGTGTCTAGAACAGCCTCGTCAACGATGGGATTCCCTTTCTCCGTAACTTTTTCAAATACGACACCAAGCGTTGATAAGCGCCTCGCAATCTGTTGCCTAGAACCAACATTGAAAACTTCAACTCTGTCCTTAAGTCGTTTACCAGTCTTTTCAGACCATCTCTCGTGAATGATCGGCGGGAACTTATCCTGTAAAACTTCTTCGATTTCATTCATTCTCTCCTTAAATGTTGCTAAAAGATCCAAACATTTGTATTGGTCAAGTAACCATCCATTGCGCTCCTGTTGTTGTACTGCGTACTGCACCTTGTGTTCCAAGTCAATAGACTTCTGGTCAAACCCAGCCATGTCTCGAGTCAGACTCTTGTGAACTGCTTCTGTGACCTCCACGTCACGTTTGCAGTATTCTATCATCGCGTCAGAAAGCATGGACCAGTCGTCATGATCACCCTTCGGAAAGCCTAAAGTCTCTCCCCAAGCCCTTAAAGAGTGTCCACCTTGCCTGCTTGGGTCAAAAAGCCTAGACAACACCAAAGTATCGACTATGCGCTCAGGGGCTACAGAAACTCCCCAGAGACGTTTTAACACTGGGAGGTCGTAACCTATCAGGTTGTGTCCACAAACGCTCACAGAGCCTTCTAGGGCCTTACAGAGGGTGTCAGGGTCTAGGTGTACCGTGTTTACCCCGTCCTCCCGTGTTACCACACACCAAATGGTGTCAGGAGTCAAACCGTTGGCTTCCAAGTCAAGGTAAATCAAAAGTCACTCCCGATGTGTGGATTAGCGACTTCCGACAGACGACCTGTGGAACGATCATAGGCCAGCCAACAGGCAGGCCCGGTTTCTCCTGTGTACCTGTTCTTCAACACGCGGACTGTGGTTGTATTACGTACGTCCTCGTTCTCGTGTTGCTGGTCCCGTTCCATACCTATGACGATGTCCGACAGTTGTGCAATGGCCTGAGACCCCCTAAGTTCACCCAAGCTGATCTGAGCGCCGTCCTCATGGGCCTTGCCTTGGGATCTCCGGAGGTGTGACACGAGGAACAAACAAATGCCCGTCTCAGCCACCAGAGTCCGCAGCTTGGTCATGATTTCGTCAATGGCCTTCCGTTCATCCCCTGATTCCTGAGAACTGACGACGATGGACAGGTGGTCCAGTATGACGTACCTGCAGTCAAGTGCTTTTGCCATGTAGCGAACACGGGCGAGGAGGTTATCAGCCGACGTTGACCCCCAATGGTCAAATAGGTAGTAACGTCCTGTTCCCAGTGTGGTCTCCCAAAACGGTCGAAGTTCGTCCACAGGCGTGTCCTCTTCCAAGTGAAGGGGCCTGTTTGCCGCCACCGACATGATACCAAGCGTTGTTCGGGCCAGATCTTCCTCAAGCGCCAAGACTCCAATATTGCCTTCGCATCGGCGTAGAAGATCATACTCGATTTCTCTGATAAATTGGGACTTTCCCATACCACTGCCGCTAGTGATCGTAACGAGTTCATAGGGCCTGTGTCCTCTTGTGATGTGATTCAGTCCCTCCCATGGATAAGGTATTGACTTTACGTTTCTCTTTTCTACCAGCTTGTCCCATGTGTCAGTACCAGCTACGATACCGTCGGGCCTGTAGACCTTCGCGTTCCACCAGTGTTGCGTAAAGTCCTTGACCCTGTTAGCCATGAGCATGTCACTGGCGTCCTTCAGTGGTAACTTACAGATCTTCAGCTTGTCAGGGCTGAATAGGTCTTTCACCTGTTCTACTGCTTCGTCTCCTGCCTTGTCGTTGTCAAAGCAGAGTACCACTGTGTCGTACCCTTCGAGCCACTCCAGCTGGGCCTTGATTTCCTTGGCGGCGTTACCTGCGCCCGACCGAAGCGAAACCACGTCCCACTGCTTACCGGACATTTCATAGATTGCCAAGGCGTCCAATTCGCCCTCAGTAATCGTTATGTAGGTGTCCCTGTTGCACTGTTGTTGCCCGAAGAAGCCAACATTAGACACGTCCCCCATGGACATGAAGCCTTTGGTCTTGACCTCGCGTACCTTTGCCGCGCACAGGTCACCCGTGGACATGTCGTAGTAGGGGTAGTAGTGTCTGTCTATTTCACCTGTGGAAGTGTACTCCACGGTGACCCCGTAGCGCCCACAGGTGTCCTGAGATATGCGCCGTTGGGGTATGCTTGAGACCACTCCCTTAAAATTAAGGGGCTTGGCCTTAGGTAATTCTGAGGTCATGCCTTGGTCTCCACCGTGAACGTGATAGTCACAACCAGAGCCAAAACAATGTTGGCCCCCGTCGTCGTAGATAGCGAGAGCGTCCGAAGAACCACACTCCGGACAACTCTCGTGTCTTAGGAACTTAGAAGTCTGCGGCATCGCCTACGGCAATCTCTGCTTCCTCTAGTACTTTGACCGCCTCAAGGTAGGTCGATACGCCGTGCACTGGGTGAGGCTGTCCCAGCTTGTACTTCAGGCGGACTCTGGAGTTGTAAGGAACTTCTCCGGCGTATGGTGTGCCTTCGTCATCGAAGACCTTGATTTCGTACTTGGACTTAAACTTACGTTGCTTGTTGCCTTGGTAGTCCTTGATCTTGACACCGTTGGCTGCAAGCTCCGCAGCGTCGTCCTCTGACAATGTGATTGTCATGGAGTAGGCCCCAGTTGACTGACCGTTGTACACGTCGTGTTCGGTCACGTTGCTGAAGTTAACTACACCTTCTACTGTTGTTGCTGTCATGGAATAATCTCCGTTGGGTTGCTTTGGTTTAGCTCTGAGAATTCCTCAGAACATACTAATAGTATAACACAATTTTCAGTCAAAGGCCAACACAAAGTTGCCTTCCTCCGGTATGCTTGGGTCGTCGTCCCTGTACTCGTAGGAGAAGAAGGACACCCGTGTTGCATTTATAGTATACTGCTCCTCAAACGCTTGGTACGTCACCTGTTGCTTTAGATAACACTCAGGCATACGCTGTAGAACCTCTAGTAATTGCTGATATGTCACTCGTCACCCTCCGGTAGTTCGTCACTAGCTAGGAACAAGATTTTGTCTAGGACAACCCTAGGCATAACCACGTTGCCCCTGTCGTCAAAGGACACCTCAAATTGGTCCTGTAGATACACAAAGGGTATACCACCCCATGGGTCACGCTTCATGATGTCATTGGTCACTGTGCGAGCTTGTGTGTAGCCGAAGCAGTAGATCTGATAGTCCCCTCCGTCTACTAGGTAAATACTCTTTTCGTCAATTGCCATAACTTAAGTTGCTCCTATAGTTAACTACTACTGCTTCTTCTTTAGTATATATACCTAAGTATACCTTAGTAGAGGGTATCATAATCTTTGTCCTCTGTAAATACCTCATATTGGTAATATTCCATAGTTTCTCTGTCTACTCCCGCAGAAGCAACAGCAGAAAGACAAATACCACATAAATCCAAAAAATCACCGTGTGTGTCCTTCTTGGTTAATTCTGATTCCTCTAGGATTCGATCACAGGCTTTACAACGCATCTCTCCATTCCTCCCCATGTAGTTCAACCATTAAGCGTTCAAGGTGCCTATAGGAAAGCCCTTTGTACCTTCTCCGGCTTTCTAGGCGGTACATTTCAGTGTCAAACTCCACCAAGTGTTCCACCATGGCGTGTGTCTCTGGGTCCTCTGGTGGCCCTGAGTTGTCCTCAGAGTCGCCAGAGTAGTACCCCTGCTCGTATTCCTCAAATGTCATGCTGTGACCCCCTGTAGCGCCTGTATGACTTCGTCTATCACCTTCTGTTCCTCCTTCTTCCACTCCTCCAGATCGTCAGGGTATACCGGTGTGTCGTCGTCGTAGTACTCCTGATATTCGTCTGCCCAAAATTCCCAAGTCTCTCTAGTCATCATTATAGTCTCCTGAAAAGTCCTCGTGCTCTGGGTCGTCCTCGTATACCGAAGGACTAGACCCCATAGTGTACTCGTAGAGCAACCACAGCGGAACCCATAGTGGCGATGTGATAGCCCAGATAAACAGCCTCATTCGTCAAGCTCTCCTTTCAAGTATAGCCAAAGCGTGAGTATACCAGATGCTGATATCAATATCAACACGTCCCAAAATGGTTGCCAGTTCTCAAACATGTCTTTAGTTCTCCTGTGGTGTTATCGTGGCCATTCGTTTCGACCTCTCTCGTATCCTGTGGCGTGTCCGACTATCCAACCGAAGCCGAAGCACGCCCCCATTAGTGCCAGTGTAAGCATTAGTTCCATGCCTAGCGCCTCCCATGTCGTAGTCTGTCCCACCAGCGCATCACACGCCAAAACCTCCTGTGGTTCCTGTCAGTGTCTAGGAATCCTAGTTTGTCTCTCAACCCGCACAGGAGCCGTGAGTAGTTGTTGATGGTGTATTCAGGGTACTTGAACCCCTTGCGTCCGTCGTAGATGTCCCAGACGTGGTCCTCGTGGTTGTACCAGATTGTCCAGTGTCCGAAGTTCATGAGATCACCTCATTGTTCTGTATGTCGTATGCCAGAGGACCAGCCGCTTGATAGACTAGGTCTGCCAACTCTGGGTACTGCTCCTCCAACTGCTCTAGTTCCTGATATGCGAATATGTCGTTAGTGTAAACCGTACGCTCTACCAGTGCAAGATACTCTTGTATTACGTTGTTCATGCTGTAGCCCTCGCGTTGATGCTGTCCTGTGTCAGTGTGTCGCAGTAGTCCGCACCTCTGGACTTCAGCCACTGGTTGATATGTTTCGACGTGGTGACGCTCCAGAAGTCCTCAGTCTTGAAGTAGTGACCCTCTGGCGTCTGCAGTGCTACCGGTGTCTCGTAGCTGAAAAACACTGTAGTGCCGTCGGTGAATTCAACCTCTGTCTTGTTACTGCCTAGTTGTCGTAGTTGCATGTCTTAAGCCCTCCTGTGGCTCGTGTGTTGACTTGATGTAGCCATGGTACAGGAACCACCACAGATGTAAACGTAAATATTACACACGTTTAGACTATTTACCACAGCCCGTGATGTATGCTAGTCGCGTGCGTGCGTGATACAAAGGTAGGGCTATAGGGACCAACACAAGTCCACACACTTGTCAACCCATGCAAACCCCATGCCAAGTTGCCCCATGCAAGAACCATGCCAACCCTTGGGTCTAACATAAGTGGCAACCCGTGTCAAACCCTAGTAAAAACATGGGGCGGGGGAGGGGTTGACATCTGTTGTACTTTTGTAGTAGCCACCTAGACACAAAATAAGGTAAAATTAGGAAAATTACCCATAAATTAAACACATGTAACCTTTTGTTTTTACTTGTGTTTATACTTCTACTGCTTTTACCTCTAAAATAGCTTGACTTTTATGTAAACTTATGGTATACTATTGTTGTAATTAGGGATAATTTATGTTATGACCGACGTTGTTAAAAAAAGAGGTCGTGGCAGACCCCGGAAGTCCGAAGTAGCCGCTGTAAAGCCCGGAAACAAGGGTCAAGTTGGCCGACCAAAGGGTGACGCAGCGATAATTAATGAGTACAAGGCTAGGATGCTGGCTAGTCCTAAGTCACGTAAGGTACTAGAGACTATTTTTGATGCTGCTTTGGACCATGACCATAAGAATCAGGCTGCTGCTTGGAAACTTGTGATGGACCGTATACTACCAGTAGGTGCTTTTGAAAAAGAAGTAGTTAAAGACGGTGGTAGAAACGCTATTCAAATTAACATTAGTGGTGTTGGTGCAGCTGAAGTTACAACCCCTGAAATAATTGAAGGAGAAGTAGTAGATGAGTCTTAAGCACTTCACGCGAGAAGAGTTTGACTGTCAAGTCTCCGGAACAAACAACATGGAACAAGAGTTCCTAGAGAAGTTAGACCACTTACGGGCGTACTGTGGATTTCCTTTCGTCATTACTAGCGGGTACAGACATCCTACGATGCACCCTATAGAACGAAAAAAAGACGTTCCCGGTACACATGCCCAAGGGATCGCGGCAGATATAAAAATAACAAATGCCGCTGATCGCCTTAAGGTTGTCCATGCTGCTTTAGAGCTTGGGTTTACAGGTATAGGTGTTGCTTCTGACTTTGTCCACGTTGACACCCGTGGCACAACTCCAGTCATGTGGACGTATTCGTAATGCTATACACTAAAAACAAAAACCTAACGGACACCTCTACGCAAACAATTGTAGAAATACCTGCCGGGTATGTGGCTCATTGGAGTATGGCGTTTGTAGCGAACCTACACAACTCTACTAATGACATTACGTTGTTTGTAGATAAGCCAAGTCCTACCGCTGACGTGTATATTTACAACGGCACTAATGTATCTTCAAAAGAAAATCTACTAATTGATGGTAATGCAGTGTTTGTTTTGCAGCCGGGAGACATTATCAAAGCTTCTACCGGCAGTGCTGGTAACATGGAAGTAGTAGTAACATTCGATTTGTTAGAAGCACCAGCAGTGTTTAATAATTTCAATGGATCTTAATATAGAACTACTGCCTTGGCAACAACAAGTCTGGGCAGACGACACAAGATTTAAAATAGTAGCTGCTGGGCGACGTACTGGTAAGTCTAGGTTAGCAGCATGGATGTTAATAGTTAACGCACTACAGGCAGAAAAAGGACATGTATTTTACGTCGCACCTACTCAGGGACAAGCCAGAGACATCATGTGGACCACCCTTCTCGATCTTGGGCATGAAGTTATCAGTGGTAGCCATGTTAATAATCTTCAAATTAAGCTTGTTAATGGAGCCACTATCAGTCTCAAGGGAGCCGATAGACCAGAAACCATGCGAGGTGTCAGCCTCAAGTTCCTAGTAATGGACGAGTATGCTGACATGAAACCAGAGGTATTTGAACAAATCTTGAGACCCGCCTTGGCTGACCAAAAAGGCTCTGCAATGTTTATTGGTACGCCAATGGGAAGAAATCATTTTTATGAGTTGTACAAATATGCGGAGTTAGACGATGATCCGACGTACGTTGCGTATCACTTTACTTCTTATGACAATCCATTATTGGACCCGGACGAAATTGATATTGCTAAAAAGTCTATGTCTTCTTATGCGTTTCGTCAAGAATTTATGGCGTCGTTTGAAGCCCGTGGTTCAGAAATGTTTAAAGAAGACTGGGTACGCTTTAGTAAAGACAAACCTGAAATAGGAGATTACTACATTGCTGTTGACTTGGCAGGCTTTGAGGAAGTCAACAAGAAAAAAACTAAGAACTCCAAGCTTGACGACACAGCGATTGCCGTGGTTAAGGTCAATGAGCATGGTTGGTTTGTTGACAATATCATACACGGTCGATGGTCACTTGACGAAACAGCAGCTAAGATATTTCAGGCCGTTAGAGATTACCGTCCCGTGTCGGTTGGAATCGAAAGAGGTATTGCTAAACAAGCTGTAATGTCTCCTTTGATGGACATGCAGAAACGCTACGGCATGTTCTTTAGAGTAGAAGAGCTAACACACGGCAACAAAAAGAAAACAGACAGAGTAATGTGGGCGTTACAAGGGCGCTTTGAAAATGGGTACATTACGCTGAACAAGGGAGAGTGGAACTCTAGATTTCTAGACCAACTCTTTCAGTTTCCTGACCCTTTGACCCATGACGACTTGGTGGACGCTTTGGCGTACATTGACCAACTGGCTAACGTAGCGTACGACTACGACTACGAAATTGAAGACCATGATATTTTAGACGT